AAACAATCGGTCAATCGCTTTAATCGGCAATGACATGGCGCACCTCCCCATCAATGGTCAGAAAATCATCAGGCTCACTGGATGAGCCACCGTTCCACTTGGCTGCTTCCTCGAGCTTGAGGCGCTTGTCGCGTTCGTAGAAGCTCTCGGTCTGGCGTTGAGCTGGTCGGTTCTTTTGAATCCACTCAGCCTCAAAGCCTGCCCATCCACGCTCGCAGCAAATGGTGAGGGCTTGCTCGAGGTCGAGGCCTGCCTTCACTGCCTCGCGTCTGATGCCAAGGATTGCCAGATCGGTGACTGCGGCCTTCTTGGATTTGCGCACTGTCAGGAATGAGGCCCAAACCTCATTACTCACATCGACGGGCTTTTGCACATGTGTGCTTCTCTTCTTCGTAGAAGAAGAAGATTGGTTATTGGTTCTCGGTTCTTGGTTGGCATCAGAAAGTGATGCGTCCGCATTGCGTCCGCTTTGCCCACGCTTTGCCTTTGCATTTTCCCAGCGTGCGTTCGCAGCCTTTGCGCTCTTCTCGCTCTTCTCGTGGTACTTGGCAATTTCGGCATCGCAGCGGCCATGTCGGTACACATCGCCGTCAAGTTGGAAGTAATGCTCGAGGATCAAACGAACGTCAGTTGGGCTTGCGCCAATCTGAAAAGCAATGCGGTCTGGCTGGTTCGGCAGCGGCAGCTCGGTGTCGTAATAAATCCAAAGGAGGCGCAGGTAGGCCATGCACTGACTGTCTGTCAGTCGTGACGTATCGCGCAGAAAGTCACCTATATGGTGTTGGTAGTAGAACACGATTTCCCCAAAAAAAAGGGCTTCACCTGCGCACTCTCCCTTGCGGGAGTTGGTCGAACGGTACAGTACCGCCAGTGCGCATGTGAAACCCCACTGTAAAAACGCGACCAAGCGTCTGGTGAGATTCTAACACCATTTTTTTAGGTGAGGGTGACACAGTCCTGTAGCTCGGGATGAGCCTGCGCCACCCTCGAAACTCAACTGTTCAGCTCGATCAGCTTGTCGAGGTAGTGACGCGCTTTCTCGAGGTCGGCCACGCCGTCCTTGTCCTGCCAGCGCGAGACGTACTTCACAATGTTGCCCTCGAAGAAGCCCAGCTCGTTGGCCGCAATGAAGTCCCAAGGCTGGATGGCCTTGTCCATGTAGTGAGTGCCTGCCACTTGGCGTTTGTTGGCGGGTTTGATTTTTCGCACAGCGTCTCCTTAGAAGGGCAAATCGTCGTCGTTGATGCCGCCAGCAGGCGCTGCGGCGCGAGTATCTCCGTGAGTATTGGATTCTCTAGGAGGAAGGTGCAGGTCGATGTCGTTGAGCGACAGGCGCAGCGCCGCCTTGCGTTGGCCGTCTTGCTTGCTGGTGTACTCGTCGAGGCTGATGCGGCCAGTGGCCGTGACCTTCACGCCCTTCTTGAGCATGGGGTGCAGCACAGTGGCACGCTTGCCAAATAGTGCGCACTCGATCCACATAGTTTTCGGTGTCTGCTTCGTGCCGACATCTACGGCAAGGGTGAAGTTGCACACGTTCTCGCCCATAGAAGCAACGTGGTTGAGTTCAGCATCGCGGCCCAAACGACCGCCAAAAATACATAGGTTCATAGGTTTTCACTTTCGCAAATTACGATTTCAACTTTGCCGTCTTTCACAGGTGACTGCCGCACGATGCAGATCACATCGAACTGGCTGTCGTCCTCGATGACCTCGGCGTAGGTCAAGGAGTCGAGTAATGCTTTCAAAATGTTGTCGAGGTCGCGCCTGCGCTTGTCTGGCGGCGATGCGGCTATGACGATGCCGAGCCTGCCAGTAAATTGATCATTCGTTTGATTGACACTTTTGTGCCTTGATGCGACTAATTCGCGATAGGCCCGCCCACGTTCGCTGATCAGGTGTCGACCTGCCAGAGCGCCCCGTGTTGGATGCCGCCAATAGGTGTTCACAGACGGAGGCCAAGGCAAAGTCATACGGATCACGCGACCTCCCTGCCGAACACAATGTCATGCGCGGTGATGTCGATGCCGCGTTCCCACGCCGTTTTTAAAACCTTGCGCTGGTAGCTCGCAGGCACGAGGCCAGTCTTGCTCCAACGGGAAATTGCAGATGCCTCGCAGTCCAGTGCGCGTGCGGCAGCTCTCACGCCACCAAAGGCGTGAACGACAAGTCGGGAAGGGGGAATCAGCGCGTTGCTCATATCGCAACATTATGCCTCAATCGCATCACCGCTGTCCAACTTGCGATGTGGTGGGAATCGTGCAATGTGATGTGAGGATGACAATAGACACACAATGGTTCGTCGACAGGCTGGCCCAGCGCGGGATGTCTCAGCGCGGCCTTGCCAAGCTCATGGGTGTGGACAGCTCGGCGGTGTCCCTGATGTTCAGGGGCAAGCGCAAGATGACCCTCGAGGAAGCCGCCCAGCTCGCGGTGCTGCTCGACACCACGCCGCAGGAAATCCTCGAGCGCTCTGGCGTGCGCGTGCCTGCCTCTGACAGTCTGGTCAAGGTGATCGGCTACATGCAGGGCGATGCCACTGTGGTGCTGTCAGGGGAGGGCGGTCACGAGATGGTCGAAGCGCCGCCCAACCTGCCAGCCAAGGCGGTGGCGATCCAAGCGCGTACAGCAGGCACAGAGCGTGCCGTGCTGGATGGGTGGATGTACTTCGTGGCCGAGGATCAGATGAACCCACAAGCCGCCATAGGCAACGGTGCGCTGGTCGCCATCAAGGGCAACGGGTTGCGCATTGCCCATGTCGCCAAGGGCTATCGCAAGGGAACGTACAACCTCATCGACCTGCGTGGTCAGGTAACCCCAAACCTCGAGCTGGCGTGGGTTTCGCCCGTCTTCTGGATCAAGACTGTCGCGTAAATACAACGCCCCACTGTAAATTTATTTGCCCCGTGTTGACTTGCATGCCCAAAGTGTTGCTAGAATAGCATCACCGCAGCAGAAATCGCAGCGGCATCTACAAAGGAGTGAGTAATGCAAGACGTTAAATTTGAGACAGGCGACCGCAGCAAGATCGGCAACACATTGGTTCACATGGGCAACGCATGGCGCGTGATCGGTGTCGGCACACAACGCGATGGCAACACCTTCTGCCACCTGATCAACCTCTACGAAAAGGTCAAAGGCCAATACGTCCAGATCAACGATTGGGTCGACAGCGCTGTGTTGGCAAATTCCAAAAGCCCCAAACAAGCTCGTGACGCAGAACACGACGATCTCGACAACCTCGGCATTTACGACCCAGACATCTGTGCCGAGATCGACTGCTATTTCGATCCAGAAACAGGCAACCTCTGGCACGCCTATGTTGGCGACCACGACATCTTTGAACTGATGCGCGACACCAGCATCGCGTGGCTCGAGAAAAAATACGCAACCCACAGCAAAGAAGAGGCTGACAACCACAACCTCGACCTCGCCATCGCTCGCATGGAGTCAGCAGCATGAGCCACCAATTCCGCGAGAACTACACACCAACACCTGTGCCAAAGCGCTCACGCATCTCCATCGCTCTGGCCGTTGTGTACGCAGCCACCCTCATCGTCACCCTGCTGGACATTTTTGTCTGGCGCGGCTGATGCGATTTCACCACCACCACAAGGAAAACCACATGACCACCGAAGTGATCAACTTTCAGACTGAGCAGGAATGGCTCGGCCTTCGCACCAAGGACATCACCAGCACGGACATCTCCGCACTGTTTGGCCTGTCCCCATACAAAACCGCCTTCGAGCTGTTCCACGAAAAGCGCGGCGGCAATGTCCACAGCTTCCAAGCCAGCGAGCGCATGCGCTGGGGCAACCGCCTCGAGAGCGCCATCGCTTACGGCGCAGCCGAGGATCACGGCTTCAACGTGCAGCCCCTCAAGGTCTACATGCGCAACCCTGTTGTGCGCATTGGCTCGAGCTTCGACTTTGAAATCCTGTCCGATACCCACGGCAAAGGCATCATGGAGATCAAGAACGTCGACAGCCTCGTCTACAAGCGAAGCTGGACGGATGACGGCAACGGCAACATCGAAGCGCCTGAACACATCGAGCTGCAAGTGCAGCACCAGATGGAAGTCAGCGGCTACGAATACTGCGCCATCGTCGCAATGGTCGGCGGCAACTCCACCAAGGTCGTGTACCGCAAACGCGACCACGAGATCGGTGCGGCCATTCGCGCAAAGACCAGCGAGTTCTGGCAGCGCGTGGAAGCCAACGAGCCACCCAGCGCCGACTACAGCAAAGACGCTGACCTGATTGCCCAGCTCTACAGCCAAGTGAACGTGGGCGAGGTCTATGACGCGAAGCAGGACGACATCATGGAGCGTCTGGTCGAGCAGTACGTCACAGCCAAGCAGCGTGTGGCCGAGAACGAAAAGCTCGTCGACATCTACAAAGCCCAGATCATCGAGCGCGTAGGCGCGGCAGAGCGCGTGGTCGGTCGCTTTGGCTCCATCGCAATGGGTCGCACCAAGGACACGCCTGCAAAGGTCATCACCGCCGACATGGTCGGCACATCAATGGGTGGCCGCAAAGGTTACCGCCAATTCGTTTTCACAGCAGCAAAGTAAGGAGATCACCATGACTGCAAACACACCAGCAACCACCGCCCTCACACCCTTGGCACAGATGCGCCAAACCCTCACCAGCATGGGTGGCGAGTTCAAGGCAGCACTGCCGCCTCAAATCCCTGTCGAGAAGTTCGTGCGCACCACGATCACCGCCGTGCAGATGAACCCTGCATTGCTCGAGGCAGATCGCCGCAGCTTGCTCGGCTCGTGCATGAAGGCCGCGCAAGATGGCCTGCTGTGCGATGGCCGCGAAGCCGCGCTCGTGATGTTCAAGAACCAAGTGCAGTACATGCCGATGGTTGGCGGCATCTTGAAGAAGATGCGCAACAGCGGCGAGATCGCCAGCATCAGCGCCCATGTGGTTTACAGCCACGACCACTTCGACTACGAGCTGGGCGACGACGAGCGCATCACTCACAAGCCGCTGCTAGGTGGTGATCGCGGCAAGGCCATCGCCGTTTACGCCATTGCCAAGACCAAGGACGGCGCGATCTACCGCGAGGTGATGTCGGTCACCGAGGTGGAGAAGGTGCGCTCTGTGAGCCGTGCATCAGGCACTGGCCCTTGGACACAGTGGTGGGACGAGATGGCACGCAAGACGGTCATTCGCCGCATCGCCAAGCGTTTGCCATCGAGCGCCGACATCGATGCCGTGATCGAGGCTGACAACGAGGTCGCAGGCTTTGTGCAGAACGGCACGACCATCGACATCACACCACCAGCACCAAGCCTCGAGAACCCAGCAGAGCCATCGCGTCTCAAGGGCAAGATCGATGCGGCCACGGGTGAGATTAAAGAAGCAGGGGAGGCAGCATGATCATCGACTACAAAGACCGCGCTTGGTTCATCCTGCAACAGCTCAAAGAGTGCGGCGAGCAAACCCGTGACTCGGTGGTGGGCGGCGACGACTACACCAAAGAAGTTCTCGCCAACCTTATCAGGGCAGGGCTGGTCAAGCCTTGGGACAGCATGCTGTCGCTGACCGTCAAGGGATCGCGCACGCTGCGCAAGGTCAACGAAGAGCAAGACGGCCCAACCCAGATCGTCGGCAAGCGCACGATCAGCACTGGCACGGTCACTGGCACATACGATGGCAAGGAGCTGCGCCGCACATGCTTGCGCTGCGGTGCTTACGATGCCTTCGAGCTGCCCAGCTTGATCGGTGAAGAGCATCACTATCGTCGGGAGATCGCAGCATGAGTGCAACACTGACAACGGGACAGCTTGCGCAGCGTTGGAACATGCAGCCCAAGACGATCTACAACTGGCGCATCGCCAAGAAGGGGCCACCCTTCATCAAGGTTGGGGGAGGGCGCAACGGCAAGGTGCTGTATCGCCTCGACGACATCGTGAAGTGGGAGAACGACCGCACAAGGGGGGCAGCATGAACCAAGGAAACTACACAGGCCCGTCCTTTTGGGACACGGTCACATTGCTCGCAGCAGGCTTTGTCTTTGGCATTGCCACGGCCTTGTTCTTTGACCTCGTTGTTGTGGTGCGAGGCGTGGCATGACGGTCGCCACCACCAGCATCGAGAACTACCGAGAGCATCGCAGCAGCGGCAAGCTCGGCAAGCAGGCGCAGGGGCTGGTCAAGTTCCTTGCGCTGCACATCAACCGTGACTGGTCGCGTGCGGAGCTGGCGCAGGCCACTGGCATGCAGCTCTCAAGCGTGTGTGGCAGGGTCAACGAACTGATCCACAGCATGCACCTCGAGCCAGCGCCAGCACGCAAGTGTTTCATCACTGGCAAGAAGGTGAACCCCGTCAGGCTGCGTGGGCTGTTCTGACACCCACCACATCTAGTGCGATTTACGCATGGCAGGGGCCGCGCTCAAAAGGGCTGCGGCCTTTGTCTTTTTAAGGGGTTAGCTGGGCTTCGGGCATAGCCCATTCGCATAAGACATATTGTGGTTAATTTTCAGTGACTTACTACATCTAGCGCATGTTGGGTTCGGCGGGTGGGCGACCTCGTCCTCTGATCTCCTTCATCCTGCGGTCGGCCCTGCGCACGGCGCTCCAAGCCTCGCCTAAAGTGATCGTCGGCTTGTCGTCCCTGTATCGCCCTAGATTGTCCAACTCATACGCAAGCCCCCTGAGAACCTCGGCCACACGGCGCAGGTGTTCGACGTTCTTGAGGGGAACGTGGAGCCTCACCCTGATGGGCATGTACTCCAGCTCGTGATGCACCAGATGATCGCGGTTCTGTCTCATGCGCAAGACGTACCACATCTGGTGCGAATTTCGCAATGGCTTTGCGCATAGCTCAACGCATAAAAAAAGCCCCTCCGAAGAGGGGCCAAGGCTTCTGCTAGGAGGTGATGTTAGGCTGCGTGGTACTCGGCTTCGGTCAGGATGCCAGCCTTGTACTTGTTCTCTGGTTTGTAGATCGTCAGCTTCTGTTGACGCATTTCAGGTGCGAAGCTGATGTGCATCCAGCGACCGAACTCATGAATCATTTGGTCGAACTTGATGTCAAGCTCTTCGACCTTGTGGCAGAGCTGGATTGGGGTGAGCGTTGTACTCGATACGTCAATCGCCCAGCCGTCCATGTGGCTCGACACTTTGCTGCCGCCAACGGCCACGTTGACATCGGGCAAGCGCAGCCACGAGTTGATACGCAAGGGGCCAACAACAACGCGCAGCTTCTCGAGCTGTGCAGCAGCGTGCTTCATGTTCTCGAGCTGCAATGTGCTGGGTTGGTTTGGGATGTCCATGCGCACAGCCGTTTCGCTGTAGGTGGCCTCTTCCAATGTGAAGTGTTCGCTGAGTTGCATTACTGTCCTTTCGATGGTGATAGCTCGTCTCGAGCCGTGTTGTAAAAATCAATCAGGGCGTTGAGCTGTCTGATGGCTTCGTCGCCTTGGGCTGCGATGTCGACAAGAGATCGAGCAGCTTGCTGGTCAATGTCGCATCGCGCTTTGCTCCCAGCTCGGGGGGCAGGGGAGGGCTTTGCGGCGGGTTGTACGTTGCTACAGGCGATTGACAGGCGCACAGCACCAGACACGATGTCATCATTGAGACGAGCGATTTCAGCTTTGGCATTGTCTTGTTCTTTCCTCAGTTCGTTTGCTTGCGCGGTGACCTTCTCTTGCAGTCGGTGTTCGGTTTCTCTGGCCTCTTCATTCAGACGAGCGATCTCGGCCTGCTGCTCGAGGTACGCATCGTGGTGGCCCTTGTAGTAGCCACCGCCGAGCGCACCGCTGATCAGCATCGAGATGCCGATGATCACCCACGGATTAAACAGGCTTGGCATTGTCGCCGTCCTCTTGCTTCACGATCACGGTCTGGTTGACCTTGGTGGTGTCGTTGGCCTGCGCCACCGCAGCGGCCTGCGCTCGCTTCTCGGTTTTCTTCGAGATGATCTCGCGGATCACGGTCGGCAGGAAAATCATCAGCGGCGTGAGGATGGCGATCATCGCCTTGTCGTTGAGGCTCTGGCCCCACATCGGCTGCGTCACAAACATCAGCGTGTAGAAGATCGCGAAGATGCCGCCGACAAACGCCAGCGACAGCGATGCCTCGAGCAGCATCATCGAGAGCGCTTCAAAGAACTCGCCCCAATCTTTTGGTGTCCAATTTTTCATCGTTGCTCCTGTGCGTGTGGTTTGGTCAGGTCATCTGGGCAGGTGACGGTCGCGGTGCAGATCGGTGGCTTGCACTCGGCCTTCTCCCAATTCTTCGGGTCTTGGCATGGGTATCTGAAACGATCATCGCAACCTGATGCGAAAACCGCAGCACACATGGCAAGCAAAATCAACAGCAGTCTATTCATCTGTCCTCTCTTTCTTCATTTCGGTTTTAAATTTCTCGCGCTCTTCGCGCAGCATCACAATGGCCCTGTCGACTTCGCGCTTGTTGTGGATGAGCTGCTTGTCCACCGTCATCAGTTGAAGCAACACAAACGCCAACACGACAAACAAAATGCCGATGACAATGCACAGCAAAAAGATCAGCGCATTGTCTTCGTGTTTAGCCATACCACTCCCATTAACACCCAGAAGTACCAAACCAAAACGCACGCCCAAAACCATGTCATGTTGCGGTCGATCTGATCGCTGCGCCTTTGCGCTGCTATCGCATCGCGCATGGCCTTCTCGCGCTTTTGCTTCATCTGCCGTGCAGCTTGGCCCACCTTCACCTTGTCCTGCATCTCATTGAACTGAGTCCAGATCGGGCCGACTTGCCACGGCGCGTTGGTTGTCATCAGTGTCATCAGGGAAGGGTAGGCAGCGTCGACTTCGACCTGCAACTGCGTCAGCTCAAGCACTTCCTTCTGGTCAATGTTGTCCTTTCCAAAAACTTCTGCGTATCGTTTCTCGGTGTAGGCTTTCAGGAAAGCGTACTTGTCGAACCACTCACCGACATGGCCTATGAACTGCTGGACGATTTCGTCTTGCGTTGGGATGTGGTCGACGTACCCGTCTTTCGCTTTTTGCTTTTTGGATGTCGCCACTTCTGCTGCTGGCGCTGCTGGTGTTGCTTGAGGCGCTGGCTCAGTTCGTCGTGGGCCTCCGAGAAGGCTTTTAAACCAGCCCCAAAGTCCCGTAACCTCTGAATAAATCTTCTTAGCATCAGCGACTCCACCCTCTACAGTCTTCTTGACGCGCTGGATTTCGACAGAGCCTTCACGCAAGCAGTCGCAGCAATACTGAATGCCGCTGTATGCGGCACGCATCGCTTGCAACGCGAGCATGATCTCTGGCCCCACATCAGGTCGCCTTGTCCTGCTTGTTGTCGAGCTTGTCAAAAATCTGGCGCAGGATTTCCTTCACCTCGCGTATGTCGTCTTTGTAGTCCAGCTTCTGGACGTACTCTTTCGGCAGCTCATCCTTGAGGGCAGCAAGTGCGTCTTCCATCTTTTGCAGCCTTTGCGTCAAAGAGTTCAGAACCCACAGCGCCAACCCACCAGAGATGGAGATGGCAATGTTGAATATGACTTGGGTATCCATCACGCAACCCTTGTGATGGTGAATTGAACACCGTTCACGCTGACAGTTGTGCCTGCAAGTCCGTTGGTGTGTGGTCGGACAACCGAACCTGCTGGCAAATAACCTGTCCAAGAAGCCTGCGATTGACCGTCTGCCGTAGTCGAAAACGATATGCCAAGGATTTCACCAGCAGCCAAAGCCCATACGTTGGTGGTCGGGCCTGTCGTGTTTAGCGAAAGGCCAACATACAACGATGCAGAACTTGAAGCATCGCTGTAACTGATAGCGTAGATGCCAGCCGTGTTGATTGTGAGCGAAGCACCGAGAGACGCGCTATCAGCATAAGTGATGTCGCTGCCTTGGTTGGTCACTGTGTTGGTGAAGCGGCGAATCTTTGTGTTGGTCGAGCCGTAGCCATTGCCTGTGTTCAGGCGAACCATCGAAGTGTTCGATGCGTCCAGCATCTGTGTGGGTACTTTAGTGAGTGCCAAACATCGGCCCTGCCTTTCTTAGTTCTGTGCGTCGAGCTGCTCGTCGGTGGGACGAGCAAGGCTTGGGTGATCCCATGCTGCGATGTAGTCGCCCTTGCCGTCGCTGTCGTTTTGCAAACGAATGGTGGTCATGAAGTCTGCGTCTTGCAGTTCGGGGTAGATGGCTTTGATTTTTTCGTAGAGGGTCATGGTGTTCTCCTTGATGATTAGGCTGCGCGAGCAAGAGAGCCTTGGAAATATGTGTAAACACTTGAAGTGTTTAATGCTTGTCCCGTAACGAGGTACGTATACAACTCAACGTAATCCGTTGAACCGTTCAAATAAATAAGAGCCGACACAGTAAGGCCAGATACATTAGAGGAAGTATCTATGCCATTCTTAAAAGCTGAACCATTCTTATAAAAACCTATGGTCATAGGTGTAACAGAGGTGGCAACCCGTACTGCCCCATTCAACTGGTAATAGCCAGCAACGGTAGGTTGAAAACGATAGTTGGTGGTGCTGTCGAAATTGTTGTTTGTGTCAAACTCTTCAAGCGAATACGCAATCTTCGTCCACGTGGCTGACGATAGAGTCTGGCTTGAGATATACGCAGAGAATGTTGGCCCCTGTGCCAGTGCTGCTAAGTTTGCTGCTTTTGTCATTATGCTGCCCTCACGAGTGATGCTTGGAAGTATGTTGCAAGAGCTGTTGCTGTAACAGTTTGAGTTGCTCCGCTTCCTTGATATGCGTAGATTTCAATGTAGTCAGTCGATCCGTTGCAATACACCAAACAAGAGCTACCAGCGTTAGTACCAGTGCCCCCACCATATGCGTACAAGGTTTTAAAAGCACTTCCATTTTTATACAGCACCAATTGGATTCCAGTTACGGAACCAGTAAATTGAATGTTTGAACCTGTCTGGTAATACCCAGCAACAGTTGGTGTAAAGCGATAGTTCGTAGCGTTATCGTAGTTTGAATTGGTGTCAAACTCTTCAGTTTGAAACTGAACTTTTGTGTACGTACTGGTCGCAACCGTTTGAGACCCGCTTGCATACGCACTGAACGCTGGCCCATTACCCGCCACGTTAGGCGCGAGGTAAGTCTGCTGCACTGAGCCAGCAGTCGCAGGGATAGCGTTCAACACGCTCGACACATAGAAGCTCTCTGTGGTGATGAGGTCACCAGCCGCAGCGCCAACAGCCAGAACAACCGTCGTGCCGTTCGTTGCTGTGAAGTCAGCAGCACCTAAACGAACACCGTTCTGGAACACGTTGAGGTAGCCCACGGTGTAGGACGGGATGCTGAACGTGGTCTGTCCTGCGGTCGCTGTGTTGTCGGTCACGGTGCGATACGCAGTGGTGGTGACACCAGCAGCAGGGATGCCGAGGTAGCGCACAGAGACGTTGCCTGTGCCGCTTGGTGGCGCAGCAGAGAACGTCAGGGTCGTGCCGACCACCGAGTAGGTCGATGGGTCTTGCAGCACGC